CAAACAAACGGCTTAATCCGCACGTTAAGGCAAAAGTTTTCAAGGCGGCAAAGAATGAGGCTTACACGCTTGCAGAAAAAGCAGGACTAAAGGGGATTCAGCAAAGGAGGCTTAGATTGCTGTTCTCCCCACCTGATAGGAGGCGGCGAGACTTGGACAATATGCACGCAAGTATGAAAGCAGCGTTAGATGGTATTGCGCTTGCGATTGGCTGTGATGACAGTGAGTTTTGCCCAATTATTATTGACCGTGCACCGCCGGTAAAAGGTGGTTCGGTATTAGTGGAGTTTTATGAATGAGTAGAGACGAATTGAGGTTATTGGCGTTGTCGTATCGAAATATTGACTGGCTTTTAAATCTCCGAAGCAGGAGTAAATCAACACTTAAAAACCGCGCGAAGAGGAAGCGTAAGTGAGCGTGATCAGAAAAGCGGCCAAAGGGGAAGATTGCACACTCAATATCGCAGGGGTGTGCAATTACAACCCTGAAACAGTGGTTTTGTGCCACTTCCCAAGTGAAACGCACGGCATGGGGCTGAAGAGTAACGATTTATCGGCAGGTTTTGGGTGTAGCGCTTGCCATGACGTGATAGACGGCCGGTCGCATATCAAGTTGAGCAAGGAAGATAAAGAGTTTTATATGCGCCGGTCGCAGTTCAGAACGCTTTTAAAGCTGATAGACAAGGGAATCGTTAAATGCAAAGCGTAGCGTACAGGCTGACGAAAGACAACAAGCGGCCATTGATGACGACCATTTACAACAATCTAGGCGTATGGCTGGAATCAAACGCAGAGCTTGAAGTGTGTATTAGGCCGCACAAATCAAAACGGAGCGTCGAGCAAAACCGCCGTCTTTGGAAAATCTACGGAGAATTAGCGGATAAAGCGTGGGTAAATGGCAGGCGATACAGCGCGGAAACGTGGCATGAATATTGCAAAGGCTACTTTCTGGGATTTGAGCTTAAGGCCATGCCCGACGGAAGCGAGCTTAAAACGCCGATAAGCACGACAACGCTAAACACGGCAGAGATGACAGACTATCAAAACCGCTTGCAGGCATGGGCGGCAGGAAACTTCGGGTTAGTTTGGGAATTTTAAAGGGGCGGGGAATGTATCACACGGTAGAGCAGGTTTTAGCGGATGTATATAAAATTCGAGGCGTGAGAATGGAGCCGCTGAACAACACGGCTTCAGTTTGCGCTTGGTGCGAGAGCAAGGGCGTTACCGGCGGTGGTGGAGATTTGACGCAGGCGGAAACCCACGCAAACGCAGCGATGATTATCAGCCGTATAGAGCGCGTATTGAATCAGCACGAGCTTGCAGTAGTGGAGTGCAAATACAGCGAGGATTTGAGCGGAATAGTGGATATTACCGCCTATATCGAAGAGCAGAACAACGGCGTGAACCTGCTGATATGTGATGCGCTGGTGTGCCATGTTTTAAGAGAGATACCTAAACGACTTGAGATTATGGATAAATACGATATTTCTAACGGGTATTTTTACAAACAACTAAAAAAAGTGAAATCGATTATTGCCGCATTGGAAAATACGGCAGAGGTAAAGCTGTATGATGAATTTGAATCCTGTGGCATAATTCGTCCACTAGCTCACTATTAAACACAAGGATTAAAAATGAAGAAATTATTAATTGCCGCTATAGTTTCCGCTGCCGTCTTGGCTGGCTGTACTGACGTGAAAGATGTGGTTATCAGTAAAAAGGAAGATATTGAAACACATTCAAGCGATTTGAAGAAACTGCCTGATGAAGATAAAAAATTGGTTATTGGGTACTTTTTGCGTGCAGAAGGTAATGGCCTGTTTGGGGAAAAGGCGGAATATGGTGTAACGGTTGGCGAAGCAATCAAACGGCAAAAAGAATTTATTTCCGCTCAAGAGGCTGAGGAAGCGGCGAAGAAAGAGGCTGTTGAAAAAGTGCAAAAAACCTATACGGTAAGTTATTCAGGATTTGAAAACACAGAGATTCCCGGTATTGGCGAAGGGCTTAACCTGAAATTGTCATTTACCAATAACAGCAATAAAGGCATTACCGCCATTAGTAGTGCGATCAGGTTGGTTGTTGAGGGTGTGGAAGGCTCAGTTACCCTGAATATGGGCGATGAGGTTTTTAAGAAGACGCTAAACCCGGGCGAGACGGCGGAAATGGTGTTCACGGCAGCGGCTGATGATTTAAGAATGGCGAAAATCAAGCAGGGTAATGCTAAGGTTAATGTGTCATTTGAGAAGTTGGAAGTTTTGTATTCAGACGGGAAAGATGAGAAAATTTTAGAATAACTATTGATGACCGTGTAATGTTTTGATACAATTATGCTATAGTTTGGAAATAGCTATATAAACCGCCTTTACAGGGCGGTTTTTTGCGTTATGCAGACAGTAAAGTTTAAGTTTCGGTTGAACAGAAATAGCGAAAACCCTTGCATGTGAGGTGGGTTTGTTTTATATTCCCACTTACGAGGCGTCGAAAACCTCTACTAGAACGGCATTCACCCCGTCAGCGTGAATTTTTTACGTCCATAGTTTCCTTAGTGTTTTGCTTCGATAAAGGTTTCCTATGGCCGCGAGGGTTGTGAATACAATACCCGCAAGGGGAATAAGCACGGCCTTTTCTAGTAGGTTTTCGAACCTCGCGGCCGCCCGTTTCGGGCAATTTCGAAACTAAACTAGGAAACCATCATGAATGCAATCGCAATCTCTAATGTGGCTATTCGCCAAACCGAAAACAACCTTTACAATTTGAATGACTTGCATAAAGCCAGCGGCGGCGAGAAACGCCATGAACTGACAAACTGGCTGAAATTGCAACAAACTACTGAATTAATTGATGAATTGTCCAAACCTGAAATTCCAGGTTTGGAAGAAAATCAACAGGTTATTAAAGTGGTTCGCGGCGGCAACAAACGCGGCACTTACGCCTGCAAAGAATTGGTGTATGCCTACGCTACTTGGATTAGTGCCAAATTCTTTTTACAGGTTATCCGCACTTTCGATGCAGTAATTTCAGGCCGTCTGCAACCGCAAGCACAGCGCAAAGCGCTGCCGTCCGGCTTGACCCACGAACAGCAGGCGGAAGTCAAAGCCCTGCACAATATTCTGATTCAGTCTGTGCCGTTCGAGAAACAAAAGGCTTTGGCAATTACCTTATGGAGCGCGGTCAAATCGAAATTCAAGGTCGGCTACAAAGACGTGCCGCCTGAACAGTTTCCCGAAGTGTTGAGCCTGATGGCGCGGGTGGCCGTGGAAAAAGGGGCGCAATACCGAGAAGCCGAAGCCGCGAATCTGGAAACCGTGCCGAAGCTGTTCGCCAGTCAGGCCAATATCCCGTTTGACTTGAAACGGGATGCCTACTACTCCGTAACGGTGAAGAACGGGAAAATCTACCGCTATTCCCTAAACTACGCCTTGATGCCGCGTGAAGACAGGCTGATTCCGTGCCTTGCAAATCAGGTTTTCTAGCCACGCCATAAATGGCAATAGGCAAAAGGGGCGGCGTAGCCACTGAGGAAGATGCCGCGGACGCTTCCAAATCAAACTAGGGGTCGCGCCCTACATATGAGAGAGAGTTGTAACAAAACGCGGCGCAAGTGAAACGCGTTTGCCCGGCCTGATGGCTGTCATGCCAAGACAGACTATAAAGCGGTTCTTGCACTTCGCCCTATGCCTTGCCGGTGTAGGGCGTTCCATTTTTCTCCATGTGTCGAGTGTGTTTCAGCCGTCTAATTCTGAGAGGGGTTGGGGTTAGACGGTTTCTTTTTGGAGTTCGATATGAGCGAGACAAAACGCCCAATCGGGCGACCAACAAAATACAAACCTGAGTATGCTGAACAAGCTTATAAATTATGCTTGCTTGGCGCAATAGATGCCGATATGGCAGATTTTTTTAATGTTGAAGTATCAACGCTTAATAATTGGAAGAGCGAATTTCCCGAATTTTTGGAGTCCATAAAAAAGGGCAAGATGTTGGCGGACGCAAATGTCGCTAGCCGCCTGTATCAGCGTGCAATGGGATATGAAGCCCCTGACGTAGATATTCGGGCAGTTGGTGGAGAGATTATTCAAACGCCAATGACAAAATACTATCCGCCTGACACGCCTGCCGCTATTTTTTGGCTGAAAAACAGACAACGTGGAAAGTGGAGCGATAAGACAGAGCTTGACGTTAAATCGAGCGATGGCAGTATGACGCCGTCTGTACGGCTTAATGCTGAAGAGTTTCGCAAGATTGCCGAGGACGTTTTGAATAAGGTTTAGCATAAAATGCTAATCCTATGGGAGGCTATATTGCCATTTTTATGCAATTTTCCAAAGGAATTTAAAATAAAATGGCACTAGAGCAATTCAATGAGACTGAAATTTCGGTAATCCGTGATTTAAGCTCAATTAATCTGTACATGTTCACACGGTGGATGTTTCGCGAACGGCGCGGCTATCAGTGGACGCAAGCAAGGCATCACGCCCTAATCTGTAACGCGCTTGAGCGTGTTTTCAACGGCGAAACAAAGCGCCTGATTATCAATATTCCGCCGCGCTACTCGAAAACGGAAATTGCGGTTGTGAACTTCATTGCGTGGGCGATGGGTCGTGTGCCTGATAGCGAGTTTATTCATGCGAGCTATTCGGCTACGTTGGCCGTCAATAACTCAGTGCAAATCAGAAACCTGTTACAGCATGAGGAATATCAGGCGATATTCCCCGGCGTGGAGCTTGCAAGCGAGAGCAGCCATCACTGGAAAACGACCGCTGGCGGTGTGATGTATGCAACAGGTACAGGCGGCACGATTACAGGCTTTGGCGCAGGTAAGCACCGTGAGGGCTTTGGAGGGGCGCTGATCCTCGACGATCTCCATAAGGCTGACGAAGCACGAAGCGAGGTTAGGCGGCAAAACGTCATTGACTGGTTTCAGAATACGCTTGAATCTCGTAAAAACAGCATTGACACGCCTATTGTCGTGATTATGCAGAGGTTGCATGAGAAAGATATTGCAGGTTGGTTGCTTGATGGCGGTAACGGCGAAGAGTGGGAGCATCTTTGCTTGCCTGCTATTCAAGACGACGGCACAGCGTTATGGCCTGAAAAGCACGATATTGAAACATTGCGCCGCATGGAGCAAGCCGCGCCGTATGTGTTTGCCGGGCAGTATTTGCAACGTCCAGCGCCGCCTGATGGCGGTACGTTCAAACCTGACAATCTGCAATTTGTGAAAGCCCTGCCCGCTGGGAATATCAGATGGGTGCGCGGATGGGACTTGGCGTCTACTGCGAACGACGGCGACTATACAGCAGGCGGTAGGCTTGGCGTAACAGAAGATGGTCGGTACATTATCGCCAATATTGTGCGCGGTCAGTATGGAGCGGACGAGCGAGATAGGATTTTGAAGAACACGGCGCAAAAAGACGGCGTGAAAACTAAAATATCTATCCCGCAAGACCCTGGCCAAGCTGGTAAATCGCAAACTTTATATTTAACCCGTCAACTGGCGGGTTTTTCTGTATCTGCCAGCCCTGAATCGGGCGACAAGGTTACACGAGCCGAGCCGTTCGCTGCTCAAGTCAACATCGGTAATGTGATGTTGCTAGATGATGGCACATGGGACACAGACGCGCTGATTTCAGAAATGCGAATGTTCCCGAACGGTCAGCATGACGACCAAATCGACTGTTTAAGCCGCGCGTTTGGCGAGCTACTGGATACCCGAACGGGCATGATTGATTACCTGCGTTCGCAGGTTGAGGCAAACAAATGAGTAAAAAGACACCATTATCACAAGGATTTATTTCCCGTGTGGCCGCTGGTGTCCGTTACGCCTTTACCGGCAACGCGGACGGGTGGTTTGACGCGGGCGAGCCTTTAGCCCCTGTTGCACAGCAGGCAGAAGGGCGGCGGTTCGATTATGAGCCGTTTTACAACGTAGGGCATTCCAAGCCGCGCGAACGTGAGGCGATAGGCTTTACACAATTACGCGCCCTTGCAGACAACTACGATGTGTTGCGTTTGGTTATTGAGACACGCAAAGACCAAATGGAGTGCCTGAAATGGACAATCCAAAAGCGCGATGTTGAATCAACGGCAAACAATGAATCACAGCGCAAAGACCGAAAGGTCGATGAAGCGATCGCATTTTTCAAATCGCCCGATAAAGAGCATACATGGGCGGACTGGCTGCGTATCTTGTTGGAAGACCTGTTTGTCATTGACGCGCCTTGTATCTACCCACGCAAAACACTGGGCGGCGACTTGTACGCCCTTGAGATTATAGACGGCGCGACGATTAAGCGTGTACTGGATAACACAGGCCGTCTGCCAGCACCGCCCGATACTGCGTATCAGCAAATCCTTCACGGCATGGCGGCGGTTGACTACACGGCTGAAGAATTGATTTACCGCTCACGGAATAACCGAAGCTATAAAGTCTATGGTTATTCGCCTGTTGAGCAAATCATCATGACCGTGAACATTGCCCTGAAACGGCAGCTTCACGCGCTGGAATACTATACGTCTGGCAGCGTGCCTGACGCTTTAGTCGGCGTGCCTGAAACATGGGCGGCTGATGATATTAAACGCTTTCAGGAGTATTGGGATTTGCTGCTGTCAGGCGAGACGGCAGAGCGGCGCAAAATGCGTTTCGTGCCGGGCGAGTTGGCTAGAAACTTTAAAGAGACGAAGCAGCCACCATTAAAGGACGTTTACGATGAATGGTTGGCGCGTGTCGTCTGCTTTGCGTTTAGTGTCGAGCCTACGCCGTTTGTAGCACAGGTAAACCGTAGCGTGGCGGAAACGAGCCGTGAACAATCACTTTCAGACGGTATGAGTAGCCTGAAAAACTGGGTAAAAGCCCTGATTGATGACGTGCTTGCCCGCTATATGGATATGGCGGCATATGAGTTTGTCTGGAAAGAGGAAGAATCGCTCAACCCGAAAGAACAGGCAGAAATCTACGCTATCTACAAAAACGCAGGTATCTTGACCGCTGACGAAATCCGCGCCGAACTGGGCAAAGAGCCGTTACCGGAGCAGGATAATCCCGATCCGAATCAGCAAGACGACCAACAGCCTGAAGAACAGCCGAACCAAGAGGCTGAAAAATTGGGAAAGTCGGAAAGCCCGATGAGCGAAGACGAAGCCGCCGCGCTTATTGAGGCTTATTTGCTGACACGCGTTGACGGCTTGGCTGAACAGATTGTCGCGCTGATTGCCGGGGCGGCTGTTGACTGGCAGGCTGATGACCTGACCGCCGAACTAAATCGGGTAGCGAAAATCGTTACCGACGGTTTGGACTTTGGCGAGTGGTCGGGCTTGTCTGATGTGGTTGAGCCGATAATCAGACGCGCGGCGGAAGACGGGGCGGTTGCCGCCTTGTTGCATGTTATGCCTGACCCTGCTGTCGGTATGGTTACGAATATTCGCAGTCGTGCCGTCAAGTGGGCGCATGAACGCGCCGCCGAAATGGTCGGCATGAAATGGGTGGGCGGCGAGCTTATCCAAAACCCTGCCGCCGAATGGCAAATCACAGAGGGAACGCGCGAAATGATACGCGGACAAGTGGTTGAAGCCATGCGAAACGGCGACAGTGTGCAGGAATTGGCAGGCCGTCTGAAAGAATCTCATGCTTTCAGCAATACCCGTGCCCGAACTATTGCCCGAACTGAGACGGCGATGGCGGACGGCATGGGTAACCTGATAGGCTGGGAAGAGACCGGGCTTGTTTCCGGCAAGCAGTGGCTGACCGCTGAAGATGATAAAGTGTCAGAGATTTGCAATACCAATGGGGATATGGGCGTTATTGGGCTACATGAGCATTTTGCGCATGGTTCACTGACGATTCCGGGTCATCCTAATTGCAGATGTACGGTTATCCCTGTTTTGGCAGAGGATATGCCTAAATCTTGATTCCTTTGGGTAAAGTGAGTGTTTGCCGCCTCTTCATGGGCGGCTTTTTTTTGGAGCAACGAATGGCGAAGTTATACGCGGAAATTGCCAAGATGGAGGCGCAGGACGACGGCACTGTCAAAGTTTGGGGGTACGCCTCAAGTGAAGCGGTCGATTCGGACGGCGAAATTATCGCGGCAGAAGCAATGAAAGCGGCTATTCCCGACTATATGAAGTTTGGCGCTGTGCGTGAAATGCACGGCTCAAACGCGGCGGGGACGGCTATTGAGATTAATGTAGAAGACGATGGGCGCACATTCTTTGGCGCGCATATCGTTGACCCTGTTGCGGTTACGAAAGTCAAAACAGGCGTTTATAAAGGCTTTTCAATCGGCGGTAGCGTTACCGCCCGCGATGAATTGAATAAGTCGCAAATCACAGGCTTAAAGCTGACAGAAATCAGCCTTGTTGACCGCCCTGCCAATCCTGATGCGGTGTTTACCTGCTTTAAGGCGGATAAGCCGAAAGACGAGGAAGAGGTGGATAAAGACGATAAGCCGTCTGACAAATCAGCCGAAAAGGAAGGCGACAAACCTAAAGACGGCGACAAAGAGCCTGAAGCCGAAGATAAAGACGACAAGGACGATAAGGACGACGACAAAAAGGACGAAACCGAGAAATCGGCAAGCGTAGATTTGTCTGAATCTGAAATTACCATCTTGAAAGCGGTTTTGGCTAAAGCTGAGAAACCGAAAGACGAGCCGGTCACTAAATCAATGTGGCAAGTCAAATCACTGGCTGATGTGCTGATGTCGCTGAAATGGCTGATTGAGGACGCTGTTTACGGCAACATCGATGAAGCTGTTATTGCGCAAATCAAAGAATCAGCTGGCAGTCTCGCCGAATCGCTGAAAGCCTTGACAGTAAGCGAAGCCGACAAGCTGGTCGATGGTTTGGCAGCCAAAGCCGATAAATCAGACGACCTTGCCAAAGCCGAATCAGTGGACGAACTGGCAAAAGCGCAAGACGCGCTGAAAAAATCGAATGAAGCCCTTGCTAAAGCGCAGGCGGAAATCGAAAGCTTGAAGAAACAGGCAGCGCCGCCTAAAGGTAGCACTAAAGCTATCAGCAAGGCAGAAGATAACGGCGAAGACCTTTTAAACGGTTTTCAGCCGATTGTAAAGAATGACGGTTCTCTTGACGACGTGGCGACACTCGTTAAGGCAGCACAAACAGGCCGTCTGTAACACCGCTTACAGGCGGTTTTTTTATTATCAGGAGCTATAAATGAACGTGAATCAACTCACACAAGAAACAATTGAGCTGATGAAGTCAGCACAAGCGAACGGCGAGCCGTTGAACAAAGGTTTTACTCAGCCGACCAGCTTTACCACTGGCCTGCAAACCTATGACCTGTCCGCGCCGTCGCAAAAACTCTATCCGGTATTGACACCGTTGCGTAACCGTATCCCACGCGTGGGCGGCGGTCGCACCATCGGCTCAAACTGGAAAGCCATAACAAATATCAACGTCGGTAATCAACGCGCCGGTATCAGTGAGGGCAAACGCGGTGGTGTTATCAATCACGAAATGGTTGAACGTAACGCGCAATTCCGCGCCATCGGCTTGGAAAACGAAGAAACCTTTGAGGCACATTACGCTGCACGCGGCTTCGAGGACGTTAAAGCGTTGATGGTTGCCCAAACCTTGCAAGCCACTATGATTGCCGAAGAAATGATTTTGCTGGGTGGTAATACCAGCCTGAAATCAGGCGTTACACCTACTCCGACCGCTGCCGTTTCTACTGACGCGATGGGTAAAATCAGCGGTAGCACCTTGTCTGTAATCTGCGTGGCTTTGGGCTTGCAGGCATATTGGGACGTAGCAGGCGCAAACAACGGCGCAATCGGTCAAAGCCTGAACATCAAAACTGCTCAAGTACCGACTAAAATCACACGCAAAAACGCGGACGGCACGACCGATACAATCAGCGGCGGTTCTGCTCAAAAATCTGCTGCCGCTTCTGTTTCCGGTATTGCGACAGGTAAGAAAGTAACCGCTATGGTTCCAGCCGTTCGCGGCGCGGTTGCCTACGCTTGGTTCTGGGGCGCTGCCGGTTCTGAAAAACTGGGCGCGGTCACTACTTCTGCCAAAGTGGATATTTTGGCTGATGCTGAAGGCACTCAAACCGCCGCTTCTTTGCCGTCTGAGGACAATTCTACTTCTGTTTTGGAATTTGACGGCCTGTTGACCCAAATTGCCATGCCTGATTCCGGCGCGTATTGGTCGGATAACAAAGGCAGCGGCCTGACCTCAGACGGTGCAGGCGGCGTATATGAGTTTGAAGAAGCCTTTGCAAACTTCTACTCTAAATATCGCCTATCCCCTGACACAATCTACGTCAATGCGCGCGATTTAGCCTCTTTGACTAAGCTTATTATCGGCAACGGCGGCGCACCGCTAATTAAATTGAATGTGGACGTAAACAACGCCACAAACATTAAGGCTGGTGTTGTTGTTGGTTCGTACCTGAATAAAATCACAGGCGACGAATTGAACATTGTGGTTCATCCGAACTTGCCTGCCGGCACCTACCTGTTCTACTCAAGCCGTCTGCCTGGCTACGTTCAAGGCGTGGGTAACTTGTTGCAAGTGCGTACACGTCAAGAGTATTACCAAATCGAATGGCCGCTTCGTTCCCGTAAGTATGAGTACGGTGTCTATGTGGACGAGTTGTTGCAAGGTATGTTCATGCCTGCCTTTGGTATGATTACCAACGTAGGTTAAGCCTAATCAGGCCGTCTGAATTTTCGGACGGCCTCTTTCTTTTGGAGATTTTGAAATGACTGAATTGGTTAAATTACAAGCCCCTGAGGGCTTTACCGATGTTTCATTTGGTAGCCAAAGCTACGAAGTGGACGAAAACGGCGTGGTTGAAGTGCCTGTTGAAGCGGCGCAATTCCTGTATCAGTTCGGCTTTGGCAACGTGGCTGAAGAGCCTGCCGAAGAGGCTGAAAAAGCCAAAGCGGAAGCTGAACGTAAAGCGGCCGAAGAGGCTGAAAAAGCCAAGCGCGGACGCAAAGCCGAATCTGAAAAGACTGAATAACGATGACCGACCTATTCCTACTTGATTCGCTCAAGCAACGGCTTGGCGTTACCCATGACAAGCAGGATACGTATTTTCAAACCCTGCTTGATGGTGTATTGGCGGCGGTTGAGGCTTTCATTGGTCGAAAACTCGAAGCGGCGGATTATGTCGAGCGATACAACGGCAACGGCAAGAATCGCCTTGTCCTGAATCAATGGCCTGTTATTTCCGTGTCGTCTGTAAAAATCAACGGACGCGCGGTAGATGACTGGGACTTTGATAACTGGCTGTTGATTCGCCATGCCTGTTTTGCGCAGGGAATCCGTAACGTTGAAGTATCATACCGTGCTGGCTACGAGACTATGCCTGTCGATATTCAGGAGGCTGTTTTGATTATCGCAACGCAACGCTTGAACGAAATCGAGAACAAGGGCGTACAGAGTAAAAGCCTTGCAGGGGAGACTATATCCTTTTCAAGCTTTAGCCAGTCTGGCGGTATCCCTCCGTCTGCTTACGCTATCTTGACGGAATACAAGCGAAAGGCCGTCTGAAATGCTGAATGTTGAGTTTATCGGAGGCGACGCAATCGCGGCTGTCTTGAAAGCTTATTCTGACGGCGTGCAGTCGGCGGTTGAAAAGTCTATCGGTCGGTCGGTTTTGAAGTTGCAACGCGAAGTTAAGCGAAACCGCCTATCTGGGCAGGTGTTGAATGTACGGACTGGCAATCTTCGCCGCTCAATACATCAGCAAGTAACAAGTTCAGGCGGTTTGGTGGTTGGCGAGGTCAACACGAATGTCAGTTATGGCGTGGCGCATGAATATGGCTTTTCCGGAACAGTCAACGTTAAAGCCTCAATGAGGCAGATACGTCAGGCTTTCGGCAGGCCGTTGAAATCGCCGCGTTATGTTCAGATCCGCGCCCACTCTCGCAATGTGAAGCTGCCTGAACGGTCGTTTTTACGGTCGGCTTTACGCGATATGAAGCCGGGGATTGAGGCGGATTTGCAAAAATCAATTGAAAGGGCATTGCGATGAATCGTGAAGCGATTTATTCCGCGCTGTGGGCAAAGCTTGAGGCGTTGGACGGCTTTACAACCAAGAGCCGCAAACTGTTGCACTGGAATGACGTAAAGGGTTACGACCAGCCAGCGTTATTTATGGCTCAAGGCGATATGCAGGCAGTAACGACAACAGGGCAAGAGACGAAATGGCTGTTGCGTGTTGACGTGTATTTGTATGTTCAGACGGCAGGTGAGCCGCCAGCGCCTATCATGAATCCGCTGATTGACGCGGTGTGTAATGCTGTGAACGCTGTACACCCAATCACGGGTAAGACGGCTTTGGTGGTCGATGGCGCGGATGTTGAGTATTGCCGCGTTGAGGGTACGGTAGAAACAGACGAGGGAACGCTTGGTAATCAGGCCGTCTGTATTATCCCAATTATGATTTGCGCCGCTTAGTCGGCAATTAGAAAGGAAATGTCATGCAGTTGACGTTTGGTAGTGGCGAGGTTTTCGCCGAAATGATTACGGATGCCTATGGCAACCGTGTGCAAAACGCAACGCCCGTGCGAATCATGGGCTTGCAAGAGATGTCTGTTGACTTGTCGGCAGAGTTGAAAGAGTTTTACGGCCAAAACCGCTTTGCGCTGGCTGTTGCTCAAGGTAAGGTAAAAGTTTCAGGTAAATTTAAAGGCGCTTTGATTAACGGCCTGACGCTGAATACTTTGTTCTTCGGCGCTGAGTTTGCTACCGGCACGATGAAAGCGTTATGGGCAAATACTGACGGTAAGGATATTCCGGCTCAAGCGCCATATAACGTTCCTTTGACTGGCATGGCGCCGGGCGGTACTTTCGTCGAAGACCAAGGTGTTATGTCCAGTGATGGTACGGCTATGGTTAAAGTGGCCAGTAATCCGAAAGCAGGCCAATACTCCGTTAGCGCAAACGGCGTTTACTCGTTCAACGAGGCGGATAAAGGCAAAACAGTTTACCCTAGCTTTACCTACACAGTACCCATGCCGTCTGCCAAGAAAATTGAGCTGACTAATATGGCGATGGGTAACACGCCGACCTTTAAACTGAAATACCTGACCCAGTTTAAAGGCAAAAAAGCCTTGTTGGAACTGGAAAGCGTAACCAGTGGCAAACTGGGCTTATTCTCAACCAAAAACGATGATTTCTCCGTGCCTGAAATTGACTTTACTGCCTCAACCGATGAAGCAGGCTTTAAAGTCGGCACGTTGTGGATTCAAGAGTAATAATGCAGGCCGTCTGAAAATGACGGCCTTTTTTCATTTACCCCAAAAAAGGAAAACGAAATGACCGTACGAATTAAAGGCGTGACCGTTGAACTGGACGGTACTGAATATGTTATTCCCCCGATCGCTTTAGGCGCGTTGGAACAGTTGCAAAGCCAAATTGGTGCGTTTGACGGCAACGTGCAAGACGCAAAACAGATTTCTACCGTTATCGATTGCGCCTATGCCGCCATGAGCCGCAATTACCCTGACATGACACGCGAAGAAGTGGCTGATTTGATTGATATTGGCAACATGAACGAAGTATTCGCCGCTGTGATGGACGTTTCCGGCTTGAAACGCAAGGAACAGGAAGCCGCGCAAGCGGGGGAAGCTCAGGCGGCGGTTTAAGTTTCGGCGCGATGATTGCCCACGTCTGCGCCTCAACAGGGTGGACGTGGGATTATGTCGCAGATAACTTGGATTTGCCGCGAATCGGGCATTTAAATGACTATTGGCGTGAACATCCGCCCGTGCATATCTTGGTAGCCTCATACATGGGCATTAAGCCGTCATCCAGCCCTGTACAGAGCGAAACAGACGAGGCGGAGGCCATCGGTATGCTTGGCGGTAACAAACTGTCTGAAGATGAATTTAACGCATTACTGAAAGCGAAGGGGATTATTTGATATGAGTAACGCAGTTTTCCCAACGTTCCCCGGCTTGAAGTGGGGGCGTAAAAAAACGGCTGTTTGGAGTACCAATATTCAAAAGTCAGCTTCAGGGCGTGAGATTCGCAGCGCGTACTACACTTATCCGCAGTGGAAGTTTTCGCTTTCGTTTGAAGTGTTGAGAACAAAAGCCTCAATCAACGAGCTTGAGAAGCTGGCAGGCTTTTTCAATGAACGCCGTGGCAGTTTTGATAGCTTCTTGTACGAAGACCCGACGGATAACAAGGTCGCAGACCAGCTTATTGGGAATGTCGTTCAGGGTGTAACGAGATACCAGCTTGTGCGCAATTACGGCGGCTTTACCGAGCCTGTTTTAGCGGTTAAAGGCGTGCCGGTGGTTAAAGTAGGCGGCGTTGCTTTGACACATGGTCGTGATTTCGCGATAGACAACAACGGCGTATTGGTTCTAAACACACCTCAAACGCCCGGCAGACCCATCACATGGACGGGCGGTTTTTATTTCCGCGTCCGCTTCACGTCTGATACGGTGGATTTTGAAAACTTCATCGGCCATTTGTGGAACGCGAAGAAAATCGAGTTTACGAGTTTGAAATTATGAAAAGTGCAAGCGCTGAATTAATGAACCTGCTTCATAACGAAGACAGGTTTTTGATGGCTGATTTGTTCACAATCACTTTGGCGAATGGGCAGGTACTGCGTCATACGAACTTTGATAAACCTGTTACATGGCAGGGGAATCAATACGAGGCTTATAAGCTGATCATCAAACGCGGAGCGACAAGAACGGCGGTAGGGCTTGATGTTGATTCCAATACGTTGCAAATCGCCGCCGAGCCAAGTTATAGACTTGAGGGCTTGCAGTGGGCAGAGGCCGCGCTTGGTGGCGCTTTAGACGGTGCAAGGGTGGTTATTGAGCGTGTCTTTTTCCGCGATTTCCTTACGCCCAATCCTGAGCCTGTTGGCACGGTAATCATCTTTTCCGGCCGCGTGTCGGATGTGTCGGGCAGTCGTTCGTCCGTCAAGGTCGATGTCAAATCAGATATTGAGCTGCTGAACGTATCAAGCCCACGCAATATCTATCAGGCCGGTTGCATGAGAACGCTTTATGACGGGGGCTGTAAAGTCAACCGTGAAAAGTTTACGGTGAATGGCCGTGTAACCGCAAACAGCACAACCGGCACGGAACTGACTTGCAATCTGACACAGGCGAACGGTTGGTTTAATCAGGGCGTTATCAAGTTCACAAGCGGCCTTAATGCAGGGCTGACACGCACCGTCAAAGAACACAAAGACGGCACGCTGTCTTTTGCCTTGCGCTTACCACACCCGCCACGTGCCGGAGATGTGTTCAAAATCTATCCAGGCTGCGATAAACGACAAAGCACCTGTAAAGACAAGTTCCAAAACATCGTGCATTTCCGCGGTTTCCCCTATATCCCATCTGCTGACACGGTGGTTTAAATGAGGCCGTCTGAAATGGATTTGAGAAAACGGATAGTCGAAGAGGCTTATTCGTGGCTTGGGACGCCGTACCATCATCAAGCGATGGTAAAAGGTGCTGGTGTGGATTGCGCGATGATTCTTGTCGCAATCTATCGGGAGGCTGGCTTGCTTCCTGCTGATTTTGACCCACGGCCATATCCTCAAGACTGGCACTTGCACCGCGACGAGGAGCGTTATCTTGGCTGGGTTTTAAAAGTCTGCCATGAGACCGACACGCCGCAACCGGGCGACGTTGTCGTCTGGAAGTTTGGGCGCACGTTTTCACATGGCGCGGTTTATGTTGGCGACAACAAAATTATTCACAGCTACATCGGGCGCGGTGTGGTTTTGGATGAATTGGAACAGGCTGAACTTTCAGGCCGTCCGATGAAGTTTTTTACTTTTGGAGCAAGGGAATGAATATCCAATTAACAGCTTACGGATTGGGCAGTGGCCACGGTGGCGCCGCTGGGGGTAGTTATGACGACACCGAAATTAAAAAAGAATTGGACGCCGTCAAAAAACAACTTTCCAACCTGCCAAAAGGCGGCGCGGCGTATGACGATACCGATTTGCGCAAACAGATTGCAGCAGTCGTGGAGCAGGTCAGCAAAATAGCTGATACCCGCAAAGAGTATCAGGCGGCATACGTCCCAAAAAGTGATTTTTTGGGTGGCTTGGATAACTCCAAATTTGTAACGATTAAATTTAAAAAGCCGTTTTCAAAAATCCCATTTGTCAAGGTTACGCTTGATATAAAAACAAATTCCGCGCGATTTACTTATATTGCAAATGCGACAGAAACAGGATTCGATATTGCAACAAACTACGTCGGGGATTTGTACGGTGTTTGGTATGAAGCGCATTTAATAGATTGATTTTATAGAGGTTACTCATGGGCGGTAAGGCTTCCACTATTTCAAATTCTGAACAACGGATTTTATCCCTACAGGTCCAACAATCATCTCAAGGCTTGACCCTGCCTGTTGTTTACGGTCGGGCGCGCGTTGCTGGTAATTTGATTTGGTACGGCGACTTTACCACTATTGAGACCAAGACAACGACCCGACAAGGCGGCAAGGGCGGCGGTGGCGTAAAACAAGAGGATATTTCCTACACCTACGAAGCCGCCGTCATGATGGCCTTGTGCGAGGGCGAGATTAAGGGAATCGGGCGTATTTGGCGAGACAAAGAAAAGTTTGAATCGCTTTCCCAATTACGCCTGAATCTTGCAAAAGGCGGCGATGAGCAGCCGACTTGGACGCATTTGCAACAGCCGAAACACCAAGCGCAGGCCATCAACTATTCTGGCACGGCTTATATTTACAGCCCAAACTACGAGCTGACAAAATCAGCGCAGATTTATAGCCATAATTTCGAGGTTATCGGGAAAATGGGGTATTCGTCCTCAATCCCTGATGCAAATCCAAGCGAAATTATTCGCGATATGCTGACGAATCAGAACTACGGTTGTGGATTCCCTGCTGAAAACTTGGGCGACACGAGCGTTTACGGCGTTTATTGCCGCGCGGCAGGTATCTTTTTAAGCCCTGTTTACAGTGAGCAGACGGAGGCACAGCAAAACATTTCCGAGCTGTTGGAGCAGACCAATAGCGCGGCAGTGTTTTCTCAAGGCCGTCTGAAAATTGTCCCTTATGGCGATGTGAAGCTATCAGGAAACGGCGCGGCATATGTGCCAAACCTGACACCTATTTACGACTTGACCGATGACGATTTTATCGTTTCGGGCGCTGAAGACCCTTTAAAGGTTGAGCGCAAAACCAACGCTGACGCCTACAACCAAATCCAAGTTGAGTATCTCGACCGCGCGAATGACTACAATATCGCCGTGGCCGAAGTGAAAGACCAGGCGAATATTGAGCAATACGGCCTTCGCCCTAAAGATGCCGTGAAGATGCACGGAATCTGCGACGCGAAAGTCGCAAACCATGTAGCGCAACTGCTGTTACAGCGTGCCTTGTACGTCCGCAATGAATATGAGTTTAAGCTGGGTTGGAAATACTGCCTGCTTGAGCCTATGGACTTGGTAACGCTGACAGACGAGGGTTTGGGGCTTAATAAAACGCCTGTCCGAATCATTGAAATTGAGGAGGACGAAGAAGGTGTTTTGACCGTCAAGGCTGAAGATTTCCCGATGGGCGCGGCATCGGCTACGGCTTACCCTACGCAGCCGTCATTAGGTTATTCCGCCGATTACAACAAATCGCCAGGCAACGCCCATGCGCCTGTTATTTTTGAAGCGCCTTTACAACTGACTGGCGGCGAGCCTCAGATTTGGCTTGCAACTGCTGGCGGCAATATGTGGGGCGGCGCTGAAGTGTGGATTTCGACCGATGGCGACAGCTACACGCGAATCGGCGCGACCAACAAGAAAGCGCGTTTTGGCTCACTGTCTGCGCCTTTGGCAAGCGGTGCAGTTTTTGACCGCGCCAACACTCTGAACGTTGAAATTTCCGCCGGACAAATGACAGGCGGAACGGAGCAAGACAGCCGCGATTTACTGACCTTGTGTTACGTTGACGGCGAGTTTCTGGCCTACGAGACTGCCGAACTGAAAGGCGTGGGACGTTACACATTGGGCAATCTGACGCGCGGTGCGTATGGCTCAAATATCGACCGACACAATGCAGGCAGCCAGTTTGTGCGTATTGATGAAGCGATGTTCAAATACGCCGTCCCTGCAAATTGGGTGGGACGCACAGTTTGGGTTAAGCTGGTGTCTTTTAACGTCTTTGGTAGTGGTATTCAGGAGCTTGCAGAGGTGCCGGCTTATTCTTACACCATCAAGGGCGCACCACTTGGGCAAATTCAGAACTTACGCCTCACATCATCTTGGGCATACGGCAAAGAAGCCGTTATTGCTTGGGATAAATTGGGCGGCGCTGATACCTATGACGTAGAAGTCTATGCAGGCAATACGCAAAAACGACTGCGAAGCCTGAGCGGGATTGTTGACAACGGATTTACCTACACGCAAGCCGATATGAAAGCTGACGGCGGCCAAGTGCGTGATGTTGTCTTTAAAGTTCGTGGACGTGCTGTTACTGGGAAAACTGGTAACTGGGCGCAAGTAGCCGCTCAAAATCCGCAACTCAAACCATTGCAAGGTATTGAGATTGACAGCGGTTTACGTCAGGCGTTCTTCAAGTGCGCTATGCCGTCTGAAGAGGATTTTGCAGGTATTGTTATTTGGGTGTCTGAAAATCAGGCCGTCCCAACAATAGACACGAATAAAGCCTACGATGGCGCGGAAACATTTGTTCCCATCATAAAATGCAACGGAAAGGATTTGCAACAGGGTAAAACCTATTATTTACGCGCCGCCGGTTATGACAGTTTCGGCAAAGACGGTATGAGCGTCAGCAACAGTATTGCTTTTACCGTTGCCGATGTGTCAGTCACAGATTTGACGGAAAGCAATCTGAACAAGTCTTTGCGTGACAAAATCGCATTGATTGACGGCAACGGCGCAGGCAGTGTAAACGCACGAATCGAAGCGGAAACGCGTGAGAGGGTAAGCAAGATTGAACAAGTATCCTCGAAACTCAATAACTTATCTGTCGGGGGCAGAAACTTAATTCGAGATTCCGCAACACAAGTTCAAAATTCCAACTATTTAATTCAGTCATATCAAATGACGGATAATTCGTTACAAGAGGGCGAGCCGGTTACTGTCACGATTTGGGGGGATTTGGGTAGTGACCGCGAAGCGTTCTGGCCTTTTAACTCGAATGGTTTTAACTGGCTAGGCGCAATGAAGAAAGTGTCTGATGGGGTTTATCAACTATCAGCAACATGGAAACGGTCGCAAAACAACCCGTCAAACGACCGCTTATTGATTTATTGTGGTCCGAATAGCGGCAGAACGGCCTCACGGATTGACCGTATTAAGCTGGAGCGTGGCACTGTTGCGACCGACTGGACGCCAGCACCTGAAGATAATACGGCGGTGGTGCAAACCCACGCCCAAAGTATCAACGGCTTGGAGGCGCAATATACTGTCAAGGTTGACGTTAACGGCAAAGTGGCAGGCTACGGCTTGGCGACCACGCCGAAAAACGGAACGCCCGAAAGTAAGTTCATCGTGAACGCTGACCGCTTCGGCGTTGGTTCGACTGGCAAGGCTGATATTTTCCCATTTACGGTAGATACACGGCAAAACCGTGTCGGCGTGAACGGCGAACTGGTGGTGAACGGTAAGGCGATTATCGATAGATTGAACGTTGGGGATATTCACGGCGATAAAATCACGGCAAACACGCTGAACGCAAACCGCCTGAAAGCTGGAAGTGTAACCGCGCGAGAGATGGCGGCAGGAAGCATCACGGCTGATAAGCTGAATGTGAACAACTTGTCTGCTATTTCTGCCAATATGGGCAACATTAACGGCGGCAGTTTGAATCTTGGTAATGGCAGATTCTCCGTTGATAATAACGGTAGAGTGTCAATATCCGCTGCGTCTGGTAATGTTGGGTTGAAGATGACGAATGATAAAATCCAGTTCTTTAACGAACGAGGTGTTCTTATTGTTGAGTTATCAATGTAAGAAAGGCCGTCTAGGTTTTAGACGGCCTATTTTATAGAGGTTGGATGAATGGCGGCAGGGTTGAAAGTCTATAACGAAGACGGAACATTACGCGATAAAGTTGATTCGCGGTTTCCGCAATTATTAAAAATAATCAAACTCCCTACGTCTAGCAAAGGATGGAAAGGATATATTGAGGTTCCTGAATTGGCGAATGTTCCTGATGGGTTCAAAGTATTTCACTTTATCACAATGTCAGATATTGATGGGACGGGGTGGCCTGAAATTAGAATTGATGGCATAAAAGTTCATTATTCATACGAATTTTATAATAGTCCTGACATTGGGTGGATTTATGGTGATAATGCGATCGGAGCGAGTAATGAAAAAGGGGATTATATTAATTTAGTTCTAGGGATTTGCCCTTATGTTTAAGATATTCAATGCAAACGGCGGCGCTCCATTAGTTACAATAAGCAATCAGTACCAAAATTTCCATTTAAGAAAATCAGGTTTGCTACATGATAAAGATTTTTTGAAAAGTGGGGATAGCAAAAGTACATTTATTGATACTAAAGGGATGAATTATCCTGTAATCGTATTAAAACCAAGAGGATACGATTATAACAGTAAGGTAACTGCGCTGCCCATAACTGAAAAATCAGTACATCATGGTACGCAAAGAGGGTTTAATATCTATATTTGGCACAACTTCACGTTAAAAGACCCTATCGAATATTATATTTTTGATATATGGCAACCGCCCGAGCGTGGAGCAGGGTTGAAGCTATGGAATGATGCAGGAGAACTTGTTTACCATTCAGCCTGGTATAGGCTAAAACTTGTATCGTTTCATGAATTGTCTTACGACCAATCCCCTGATTTGAAAAAAGACTATAAGGTTGATATAAGTGCTTATAGGAAGTATTCCGATAACTTGGGCGTTTTTATCCCTTATGTCCGCCGCGCAATGCTTCATCTTTATAACAGTGATGTATATGTGCCGGGAGGTTTTACTACCGATTACGCCGCCGAATTGGCAGAGGGATTCTTTTTCCGTGACGAAAACACGGTACAACACGCCTTAGTTAATTTAGGGAGTGGTAATGGTTGGTGGCAATCTATGAGCGGGTGGACAACACCCGGCAGCACTTATATTTTTATGGTTGACTTAGATGGGATTCCGCTAGGTTACGGAAATTAGATGTTGAAATTCGTTTTACCCGCATTTGCGGGTTTTTTAATGCCTATTGAAAGGGAAATCATGGCAAAACAAGTAATCGCAATCAAGCATGAAATCGAAGACGAAAGCACCGGCGCTGTGGCGAACTATCATGTAATTGAATATGTAAGTATTGATTACAAGTACAACTCTGTTGTAGCGACCTTGAACGGCTACGTCTCGAAAAAGGCATACGAAGCAGGGCGTAATCCGCTTTGTTCCCATTCTGTTACCGTGAATGGTTTGCCTGATGGTGCGGAAGTATCGCGCGCTTGGCTGTACGACAAAGCTGTTGAACAGGGAAATGAACAAAGCGTCTTTTCAGGTGCTGAACTGATTGAAGCTTAATCTAAATTTGAAACAACGCCCGTGATGATTCACGGGCTTTTTTATGGGCGGTCGTATGAGCGATTTAGAAGCAAAAATCAAGATAACCGTCGAAAACGGCACGGCGGCAGGGTTTAACCAAGCGGCAAACTCTGCGGAATCGGCTTCAAAGGCCATTGAAAACGCTATTGGTAACGTCAAAGCGCGATTGAAAACGCATTTTGACGATATGAAAAAGTCGATGGAGCAGGCGTTCCACGTTAATCCATCGACTTTTAAAAATCTTGGTGACGCACAAGAGGGAATGTTTAACAAAATCTCTTCTTCGGCGCGGAAAGTGTACGAAGAAACGCGTACGCCGATGGAGCAGTTTAAGGCGAAGCTAGCAGAAGTTAACCAATTATTGAATCTTGGCGCGATTGACGTGGAAACCTACGAGCGCAAGGTTCAGCAGCTGAACAGCGAGCTTGAACAGACGGACGGCAAGGCTTCGGCGGCGGCTGGTGGGTTGGGCAAAATTGGATCAGTTTTGGCAGGATTTGCCTCACTGTCATTTGCCAAGTCCATGCTTGACACTGCCGATGCCATGCAGTCAATCAACGCACAAGTCAGACAGGTTGTGTCGTCTGAAAGTGAGTATTTGGCAGTACAACGTCAGTTATTGGATGTAGCCAACAATACGCGTGCCTCATTGGAATCAACGGCAAATCTGTACGTTTCCACAAGCCGCGCCTTGAAAGACTACGGCTACACGCAACAGGAGATTTTGACTTTTACCGAGGCAACCAATAACGCGATGGCTATCGGCGGCGTACAGGCGCAACAACAGGCCGCCGCGCTTATGCAGTTGTCGCAGGCTTTGGGTAGCGGCGTATTGCAAGGCGATGAATTTAAATCTATTGCCGAAGCTGCGCCGATTCTGCTTGATACTATCGCGGAATACATGGGCAAGTCACGCGATGAGATTAAAAAGCTTGGCAGTGAAGGGCAGTTGACGGCGGATGTGATTTTTAAAGCCATATCTGGCGCATCTGAGAAATTCGGCGAGCAGGCGGCCAAAATGCCTATGACGATGGGTCAGGCGTTGACGGTGTTTTCAAATAACTGGCAAAGCATGGTTTCCAAGCTGCTGAACGACAGCGGCGCAATGTCTGGGATTGCCGCCGTTATTAAACTGATTGCCGATAACCTGAATTTGGTCGTCCCTATTGTTGCAGGTTTTGCCGTTGCTGTTGCGGCCGCTGTTGCACCAACGCTGGCCTTGAATGTGGCATTACTGGCAAATCCGTTTGGGATTGTGGCTGTTGCAATCGGCGCGGTAATCGGCCTTATTGCCCAATTCGGCGATGAAATAGACGTTTTCGGCGACGGCTGGTCGAATCTTTCGGACGTGATACAGGCCGTCTGGCAAGTCATCACGGAAACCATCGGCGCGGCTATCGATACCGTTAAATCATGGTTCGGCGAATTGACGGCATGGGTTGACGAGAGTGTCGGCGGATGGTCGGCGGTATTTGAGCGCGTGATGGGCTTAATCTCAAGCACCATCGGGGCGTATGTCAACGTCTATATCAACACCTTCGCAACCGGCTGGATGTTGATAAAAGAAGCCGCCAACAATATGCCACAATTTTTCGCCAATCTTGGCAAGGCTATTGGCAACGTGTTTATCTCTGCGATTGAGTGGATGGTAAACAAGGCCGTCGGCATGATTAACAGCATGATTGACTTTGCCAACAAAGCCGCGTCAATGGTCGGCGTTTCGGGCATTGAAAAGCTGAACAATGTCTCGATGGGTCGAATGAATGATGGCGGGCTTGGCGGTCGTATTGCTGGCAGTTTGAAGGAAGACCGCGCCGGAGCAATGGCAAATGCCATCCGCGAACGGGCAGCCGATATCCACGAAGCCAAAGCCATGCGCGGTGGCGGTGGCGGCGGCGGTTCTGCCAAAGCTCACGCGCCTGCCGGTGGCGGCGGTGGTGGGTCAGGCCGTAAAGGCGGCGGACGCAAAGGCGGTGGAAAGGGTCATGCAGGCGGCGCAGGAGCGGCGCAAGACCCAATGCAAGGATGGGAAGAGGAAATCAAAGCCCAAAAACTTGCACACCGCGAAATGCAGCGCGAAACGCTCACGCACCAAGAATGGGATTTGGCGCGTGAGGCCGCCTACTGGCGCGAAAAACTGGCAACGGTTGACGCCGGCAGTAAAACAGGCTTGAAACTGCGTGAAAAAATCCTGACCCTTGAAGACCAGCTATCGAAGCAGTCAACTGAAGCAAAAATGAATCAGGTGGCTGAATGGGAGAAGCTGGACAAGCATAAGCTTGAGATGGAGAAGGATGCAGCCGACCAAGCACTGTCTGAAGGCCGTATCTCTCAACTTGAACGTCTTGATTTGGAAATCGAGTTTGAAAACCGCCGTTATCAGATTGCCTATGACGCATTGCAAGAACGGATTGCACTTGCTGAACAAGACCCGACTTATAGTCAGACTGCTATTGATAAGCTTAAAGCGCAGATGGCCGAACTTGGGCAAGGTCATGAACGGGCGCAGGCGAAGAACGAGGGCAAACGCGAAAGCCAACGCCGGAAAGATGCGCCGAACGTCATGGAAATGCTTCAGGACGGCGGAAAGAACGTTTGGCAAGAAGCGCAGCAGCAGATGGGGCAGGCGTTTACCGCTATGCTGACAAGGGCGAAGAGCTTCAGACAGGCGATGGGCGGCGTGTTCTCATCCATACGTCAAACCTTCGTTCAAGAGATGGTCAGTAAGCCGCTGGCCGCGCTGATGGGGCGTTTCGCGCAGGAAGGCGCAATGTGGCTGGCTAACGGCGCGCGCCAAATTGCCGCGCAAACTGCTACATCAGCCGCCGTAACCGGTCTTAAAAAGGTTGAAACAACTGAAAACGTCGGTATGAACGCCATTCAAGCGGCGGCTGAGGCATTTAAGGCGATGGCGGGTATTCCATACGTTGGCCCTTTTCTTGCCGTTGGTGCGGCGGCTGCGGCAATGGCGGCAGTCTATGGGTTGATGAGCGGAATGGGCGGCGGCGGTTCCTCAACCTCCACGACCACAACGCGGATTCCATCGGCGGCAGGCGGTTGGGATATTCCGGCAGGTATCAACCCTCTTACTCAGTTGCATGAAAACGAGATGGTTTTGCCTGCTGAACACGCCCAAACAATCCGCGAAATGGCAGGTCAATCAGGGGGAGACGATAGCACGATTATTATCAATTCAACCGGCGGCGACTTTATCCATAAAAAGGATTTGGCGAAGCTATTGAAGCAGATGAAACGTGATTTCAAATTTGTTTAACGGTTAGGCCGTCTGAATGGTTCAGGCGGCTTTTTTGTAAACGTCAAAAACCCTGAAAGGGGGAATTATGATTAAAATCAAAGCGGAAATCCCGATTATAAACATCGAGATACCACGCGGAAATGCACGGCGTTTCGAGGTAACGGTAACGGCGGACGGTAAGCCTTTTGATTTATCGACCGCTAATCTGAAAATGATGGTCATGCCTAACACTGGGGGAGTGTTCGAGACTACGGCGAATATCCAAGTGGCCGAAAACGTCCTAACGCTGGAGTTCCCGCCTGAATTTTCCAAAAATGCGAAATGGCGACGCGCCAAGTACGACATTCTGAACGTATCAACACGGCACACGCTTATTCGTGGCGAAATTTGCTTATTGGAGGTGGTAACGCTATGACGGAATATGTATTTACCCTGTCTGATAAAACGCCGTCTGTTGAGATTGACGTTAAAGAAACCGCCATTGCTCACGGTGCAGGTCAGGATTTGTACGACCGAGCCAAAAGGGAACTTGGCTTTACCGGCACTTTTGAAGAGTTTCTCACTAAGTTTAAAGGCGAGCGAGGAGAGAAAGGCGAAGATGGCGCGG